CCCATGTCGTGGCCGGGAGTCCATACTCCCTAACCTAGGTGAATTCGGAATACGTTATTTTACGTTATTTTTGCCCTAAATTTTTAGGGCAAAAAGGGGGGCAAAAATCGGGATTCGAGTCTTTTTTAGACCATGGAGAGTTTCCAAAATTTCAACCTTCCACGAAATCTTTCAATTATTGTTGGATTGCGGTGAAAACGCTGAAATATATTCAACATGGGGGTATAACAGCCAGTGGAAACCAACTTTCTAGTATTGGAAACTGGTTTCAACTCATGTTGTGATTGGGGGAGGGGGTGACTGAAAGTATTCTACGTCATTTTAGAACTCGGCAGGAATGCAAAAAATTCAAAAATGCCGTGGAAAGGGCTAAGGCTTTTTCTAGTCTGTAACGCAATAAATTGAAAAGTCACGTAAAAGCACGTCATTTACGTGTTACAAATTGATTTTTTGCTAAGGGTCTTGTGTTACATTCATGTTACACGCAAAAAATTCAAAGACAGCTACAAAAATGTAACACAATATAGCTACAAAAATGTGGCATAACACTTTTAACATTAGACTCTAAGTTAGAGTATATGAGGATAAATGTATATCTAAATAAGAAAGAAGAAGAGAAATTAAACAAGATTTGCAAAAATTTCAAATCAAAAAGCGAATGCATAAAGAAGATAATTGAAGAATACGAGAATTGTGTAACAATTGATGAATTAATGCTAACACTTTCTTCATTAGAAGAAAAGATAGACTATATTAGGCAAAGAATAGACGGGCAAAAACATTTAAATAGAGTCTAAGTTAGAGTTTTGAATAGAGGGGATAAAATGTGAGCGAAGCTGAAATTCTCCAAGTTCTACAATCAATAAAAGATAAACAACTCGCAGACCTAATAAGATCCCATATGACTGAGCCTACTGAGATCAAACTTCTCTTAATAATGGCAAAGTTAGGGATAATTACAGAATCAGGAAAAGTTAATCTAATAATTCCTACTAATGCGAATTATGAAGAAAGAGGCTTAGTGTTTCAGATTCTTGGGGGGGTAATAATTGACGGGGTATTATATGTTTTACAACTAGTATATAATTCTAATTTACAAGAAGCAAGAATACAATTAGTTCAGCAAGATAGCATGATACTACAATTTATCGAGATAGGTGAACAAAATGAGAATGAAAAAGATTAATATATATAAATGCTATTGCGGTTACACAACTTACGACTATTTGCAATTATTGAATCATTACACAAAGCATGTTGAACAGCAAATAGAAGAAATAAAAAGGGAAATAGAAGAAGACAGAAAGAAAGGACTCATTGAGAGAAAGAGTGCAGTTGATGTTATTAAAGAGGCGTTAGGACTTGCTTAATGGAGGGGAAAGGTTTGGATATTCTCATGATGGGATTAGACGAAAAATTAAATAAGGAACTAGCTATGAAATTAGTCGACAAGATAAAGGACGAACAATTAAGAAATCACATCAAGGCATATATACAATACAGACATCCGCTAAATCTTCACAAGGTATTGGAATATTTTAACATAAAGGGAGAAGTAACGTCTTTCGACAAAATAATTCCAATAATTAAAATATTTAAAGCAGGGATATTGCTAGGAGGTGTGATTTGGTATCATGTAGCATATACATATGTATTAAGAATATATGATAATTTTATCGTATTAGAAACGTTTGAAATATATTGGGATTTACCACCAAGCGAGTGGATTCCCAAAATATTTCGTATCAAAAAAATTGTTAATGTATATAGATGCTATTGCGGATTTATGTCAGCTAATTTTAAGGAATTCTTTGAGCATTTCTTAGAGCATAAAGAAATAGAATCACGTTTCGATCAGATAATGAATGAAATGGAAATTCTTAAGGAGGAGGAGGGAAAACTTGCCCAATGACGTTATTCGTTTGGGAGAACGTCTTCAAAAAGAACTTTCAGAAATTGCATTTGCAAATAATATATTACAAGAAGGAGAACCAGATCTTAAGAGTACAATAGCATTTCTCATAGAGAGATATAGGCAATCTCAGAAAGACGCGATAAAGAAGAATGCTATATCACTAAAAGAGATAAAGAACAAATATGAAAACGCTAGATGTGTTCAGTGTAATAAACAAATTCGACTTGGAGAGATCTGCTACTTCGATCCAGAATCTCATAAAGTTCTATGTGCAAAATGTTTCATTAAGAATAATTCAGAGTCTCTTTACACAAAAGAGGTAGTTCAAGCAGAATTAAAACTTCAGAGACTTAAAGATGAAATAAAAGTTCTAGAGAGAGAGAAAAAAGAGATACTTGAAAAGATGAAGACGGTAAACATATATGAAGAATTAGACAATAAAGCAAAAATCATTTCTGAAAAAGTTGAAGAGATTAAGAAATTCTTTATGGAATACGTAAAAATAGTAAACCCAAGCGAAGACGAGAAAAATCTGCTGAAACAAAAATTAGACGAACTGACGGAATTAGAGAAAGAGATAGCAGAATCATTCAAACTGCTAGCTAAAGCGATGCTGAAAAAATAAGAGTAATACTTTTATACTCTAACATAGAGTCTAATATGGAGGAGGGAAAAATATGAAAACACATCTCTTCTTCAAAAATATAAAGAAAATATCTGAAACCGAGTTCGAAATAGAATTAGATTGGACTGTAACAGTCTCGTTTAAGATAAAAAGAGAAATTTTAAAGATCATAGAGGAGATAGCTAAGAAGCAAGGAAGAACTACGTCAGACATCATAAGAGAAGCGTTAAAAGAAGAAATAAACGAGATAAAGAATCTTGGAACAGGAAGAGTAGTAAGCTTCAGAATAAAAGAGAATCAATTAAGAGATATAGATGAACTAGCAAGACAACATAAAGTAACGAGAACGGATATAATACATTCGAAGCTAGCTAAATATTTAGAGAAGGAGGGTGTGGTAATTGGGTAAGAAAGTTTTCTTACCATCCGAAGTTGTTGAGGAAATTTATAAGAGAAAGAAGGCTTTAGGGAATAAAAGAGACGCTCTTCATTTAGCAATTTCATCTTTGTTAGATGAGGTCGAGAAAGAGGAAAACATTGAGATTGTGTGGAATAGAAAATTCTGGTTAGGTAAGGTCTACATAAGAGATTCAAATTTGGAAAGATTAAGAAATCTTGCAGAAAAATATAATTGTAGTTATGGAAGAGTTCTTCTTTCATATTTACTCAAGAAGAAAAAGAAAGAGGGGATATTGGGCTACATGGGGGTGGGAAGAAATGGCTAAGGGAAAGAAGGTTTACAAAACTTTTCCTATAGATGAAGAAACTTACGGGCTTCTTACGAAAGCTCAAGAGATAGCAAAGCAGAAGTATGGCATTGAAAGTAAATTAGGCACATTAAAACTCGCTCTAAAGAAATTACTGGATGAGGGACAATGAGAATCGATATAGAAGGCGAAAAGCTGGTTTCAGAAATTGAGAGAATTAGACAGCTGACAGGCTTAAGCCAAAAGCAAGTTAGTGAACTTCTTTTAAATTACGCGTTAAGAATTCCAGTGTGCAAGTACTACACTGACGGAAAATGCCAAATCTTCGGAGAAGAAAAACCACAATGCCTTTTTTGCAAACTTCGTTAGCATACTATTTTTTTGAAAAATTCATGTAACTCTTCAAACTCTTTCATGCCCTTCTCTGTAAGAAATAAAACCTTTCCATCCGGCGCTTCTTCTTCCCTTAATATTCCATCATCAATTAATGAATCTATTAAAGGATATAACACGCCATCAGAAATGTCTACATCAAATCTCTTCAATATCTCGCTCCTTAGTCGTTTCTTCTCAAGTCTACTTCCGTTTAGTACTATTACCTTCAATATAATATAATAATTGATACGCATGTACTTCCTGATTTTCATATTTTCATTTAACTCACTATAATTTTAAAGTCTACGCTAGAGTTTAGAATAGAATCTAAGTGAGAAACACGAACGATAATACTTTTATACTTTCTAACATAGAGTCTAAAGTAGAGGGTAAAAATATGAAAGCGAAAGAAGCAAGAGAAAAATACCTTCCAAAATTTCAAGAAATTCAAAGGTATTTAGGAGAAGCGCTCACAGAGGAGCAGAAAAAAGTAGAGCAAGGTGGCAGAAAAGGGATATATGCCTATTATTATACCATAAGGATAATGAATATTCTAAATGAGGTGCAAGAGGTAATAGACGCTTTAAAAGGATACGATGATGATTTTGATGTAGATGAAGCTGAAATCGAAATGAAACTCAGAATAATAAGAGAAGAAATTGCAGAGCTACCACTGGTGGTTTCATATGACAAAAATAACGTTTAATGTCAAAGACAACACAATCCTCTTTACCGATTCTGAAAATAAGTAATACGCATGATTTTTTTTAAACTCTTTCTTCGAGTCTAATATTGATGAGTCAAGCTTCTGAACAAGTGAAAAAGGAAGAACAACAGCAAAAACAAGAAGAGAAGAAAGAAGAAGAAAAGAAACAAGAAACTGAGCAAGAACAAAAGAAAGAAGAACAAAAAACAGAGACTAAGCAAGAAGAGAAAGCAGAGAAAAAGAAGGAACAAGCTGAAAAACAAGAAGAGCCAAAGAAAGAGAAGAAAGAAGAAGAAAAGAAAGTAGGAAAGAAAGAACAAAAGAAGAAAAAAGTGATAAAGCAGAAAAAGAGAGAAGAGGAAAGTTATGGACTTATAGGATTATTTTTGGCGCTTCTTATTGCTTCTTTGATCATGCTGATTATTTCAATTTGGAAGAGGTGGAAGAATTGAGAAAAGAAGCTCTTGAAGGAATTGAAGAAGGCATGGTCGTAGAAGTTTTCATAAATAATGTCGATTTCGTAGGGACTGTCAAAAAAATCTCTGATAATTTTATAGAGCTAGTGATAGAAATTCCAATTTCAAAAAACAAAGTTAAGGAAGTAATCGGAAGGATAGATTTAGTTTCAATAGATGCTATCATAGTCCACAGTGGCGCAAAGGTGAAAAGCAATGAGTGAACTTTACGATCCCAATCAAGACTTAACTAAGATTTGCGCTAGTGAATTCTTCGCTCCAGAACCAGAGAAAATTACGATAAATGGAAAAGAGATTATAGTAAAAGGACGCAAAAGGATGGACGTCATAGCAGATCTGCTTAACAGTGGTGTAGATGAAGAATGTATTGTTAAAGGGATAGAATCATGGTGGAATAATAAGCATCCGAGAGAGTATTTACGTGCGATAAAATCAAAACTAAAATTGAAACAAGCAGCGCAAAACGAAGAGAAAGTAGATGAGTCGTTAAAACTAAACGTAGAAGAGGAAAAGAAGGAAGAAGGTGAGAAAGGAGAAGTAGGGGAAGCGCAAGAAGGAGAACTTCCGGAGCTAACTACAGAAGGGCAAAAGGTAATCGAAATTAACGAAGAAGTGGTAGCCCTAGCCTACGGGGCTCTTTTAGAATTAGTAGTAAGGATTCTTTCGGCTAAATACAAAAAAGACGTGGAACTAAACGATATTATTCCAGATGAAAGAATCAAACAACACGGAAAATACTATTATCAATTACTTGACGCATTAGGTCTTTTGAACGAAAGATATGTTCAGCTCTTTATTCTAGGAATCGGAAGCGCAGGCGCCGCTGCTTCAGATATAGTAGCTATCGTTACGTACTTCAAGAGCGCCGAAGAGGAGAAAGAAGGGAAGGAAGAAAAGAAGCAATGGAAGGGAGAAGGTAACAAATCAGATCTAAGTGAAAAGGATAAGATAAAATCGCAAATGAAAATTATGGAGGAGATGGAGATATGAAAGTTCCTAGCAGCATGATAGTTAATTTGATCAGCCAAATCGCTGAAAATGGCTTAGACTCTAAAGCTAAGGAATACTTAAGACAGTTAAAAGAAGGAAAAGTTCAGCCACGTTACGAAGAATGCCAAGTGACAAAAATTTTCTTAGACGGTATATCTAAAGCCACAGGAAAGTTTAAAGAAGCAGCTCCTTTAAGCGGGTCTCTTCAGTTCTTCTATGTACTTGTGCTAGCATGCGAAACAAACGAAGAATTCAGAAGAGAGTTAGTAGAAATGTATAATCAACTTGAGGATTTCTTCCTAGCCGGGATAGAAAATGAATCCGGATGATATTGTGGTTATCATTGGTAGAAAGCGCTCTGGAAAAAGCTATCTAATTAAGCATTACTTTATTCCAGTCCTTAAGGCTCACAGAATTAGCTACATTATTGACGATCATAACTTGTTACGGTCAGGTTCGGAATATTCAAAATTCGGCTATAACGCTACTACACTTTCAGACATAGTTTCCAAACAGTATGTAGTAGTATACGACAGAGAGAAAAATGATGCATTTTTTGAAAAATTATGGAATGCAGCAAAATTGCATGTGAAGAAATGGGGAACTAGTGTTCTCATTATAGATGAAGCTTATTATCATTTCAAATATAGACAGAAAGTTACTCCGGCAATAGATGAAGCCCTGCATGCCAATCGGCATGCAGGGATAGGGCTTATCTTAAGCACACAGAGAGTTTATGATCTAATGCCGATTGTCTATAAACAGGCAGACATCATTATCATGTTTTATACCAGAGAACCGAATGAGCTTAAATGGATCTCAAAGTACATTAGCACGGAAGCAGCTGAGAAAGTGAAAACTCTTAAGCAGTACTACTTTTTGATTTATGACGTAAATAATCAAACGTTAAAAATCCACAAGCCGATTTAACTTTTCTGAAATTTCTGACACTGAAAACTTTGTTTTCATAGCAGAATTCACGACTTTTTAGCTACTTGGATGAAAATTCAGCAATTTCAGAAAAACCGTTTTCTTCATATGGATAAGGTTTATAGCGAAAAAATCTGAGTTAGAATTTTTTGAGGAGAAAGAAATGAAAGAAGACACTATGCACTATGTAATTCTATTCGTAGTAATAGCAGTAGGAGTATGGGCAGGACTAACTCTCTATAAATTCGTAAAATTGTAAAAGGTGGTGAAAATGGGAGAAATCTATACAGAAACATTACAACAGACGTATGCGTTTCAGCCCGGCACTAACATTCCTATCAAAATACCCCGCAATAACTTCATTAGAAAAATCCGCGTTCAGTTGATAGGTTCTATTTCTAATGGAGGTACTAGCGCTGTAACGTTACCTAGCGCTCCATTCCCGTATAATTTAGTGCAGACGTTTAACTTGAGCTATGAAGGCTCAAAGACCCTTTATTCAGTCTCGGGTACAGGTCTTGGCATTTTAATGTACTATACAACTAAAGGGCAAAATCCAGCCTATCCGGCGCCCGGAACTAGCGTACCAGCAGGAGGAAGCGTTCCCCTTAACGTAATGTGGGAATTCGACCTAGCGAGATTCCCTGCCACAATGGTTCAGAATATAATACTTAGTATACTTACAGGATCAGCACCATCCGGAGTAACAATAAACGCTAACTTCGTGATAACGATCACATACGAGAGAGTTACTGCGGCTGAGATAGCTGCAGAAGGTGGATTAGGCCCAGACGGTGAAATGCCTCTCGCTACAGTTTTGCCGAAAGTGATAGAGATTCCTACGTTCAACGTACCCGCGTCAAGCGCTCCAATACATGTAGCATATTTGCAGCCCGGACAGATTTACAAGAAGCAGTTGGTTTATGTGATAAACAGCAGTTCAGGGATAAACAACACAGATCCAACACAATATGAGTTAAAGATCGTACGTGGAGTTCCTACTGACAAGATAAAAGTCTCATGGTCAGCGCTTCAAGCAGAAAATCAGACTGACTATCAAGTAGCGCCATATTCTTCTGCTACTGCAATTGTAGATTTCAAAAAATACTTTAACGGCGATTTAGATCTAACTCATGCTCCTAGCGATTCAATAGAATATGATCTAGCTCTAGCAAATCAAGACAACGTATACGCTTTATATGTTTCATATGTGCTTAAGTACTACGATCAGATTCAAGCATTACCAGCTTACGTAGCATCTATAATTCAACAGTATATTGCACGTCAAAGAAAAAGGATAAAGAGATAAGATGATCTAGAATGTCTTTTTTTGGAGGATTATTTAATGATATACAGAATGCGGTAAGTAACGCAGTAAAAACTGTAACGAATGACGTCAAAAACGTAGCAAACGATATCGCACATCCGATTGAAACTGGTTCTGGACAACTATTTAGTGATATACAAAATGCATTAAAGAATGTAACGAAAGAAACTACAAACGTAGTAAACGGTGTTAAAGTAGGAATAGGTCACTTAGGAAAAGTAGTACATAACGACTTAGCCACAATTCAGCATGAGCTTCAACATGTTATTTCTCCAATAGAAAATATTCCTAGAATTATTATAAACCCCATAGAACATGCAGGACACTTAATTCAAAACGGCTTAGCAAAACTTCCGGGCGAAACTTTAAGTGATGTGCAGCACGCTCTCGCAGCAGCATATCACGCTACACGTGTTGGATTAACCGATTTGTTCACAGGAGCAGCGGCAACGGGTAGGGAAGTTGGTGATTTAATTAGATATCATCACTTCATTCCATTTTCTCAGGCAATAAAAGATGTAGAGAATCAGAGCGTAGCAAATACGCCAATCTTCAGCCCTCTAGCTAGATTTGGCATAAAGACAGGTTCACAGCTATTTAATGTCGAATCGCAGTTTGCTGCAAATATAATTCCCATCACGGGGACTTTTGGACACTTGGCAGCGCATCCCGGAGAATCACTAGGCAGCAAAATCTCAGATATAGCATTCGGCATTGCTGATTTAATACCCGGTATAGACGTAGCTGCTGGCTTTCTCAGACCGGCAGACGTGGGAGCCGAAGCCGCACTAGCGGGACTGAGGGCAGCAGATGTAGGAGGAGAAGCAGGCTCAGATCTGTTAAATCCTCTTGCGAAAGATTTAGGGAGTGAAACTACTGATTTGTCCCCGGCAGCAGAGAGGGATATTTTAAATGAGTTAGACTTAGAGAAAAATGCAGAGAGAGATTTAGGAAAAGAAACACAAGCGGAAAGAAACTTAACAGAAGAAGGAAATATAGAGAAAGATTTAGAGAGAAGCAGGCTCAGAAATAGACTACTTAAAATAAGTAAATATGGAACATTGGCAGCGATAGGGGTCGGTGTAGGTGTCCCGCTAGCACTTTCATTATTCGGTGGAAAAGGAGGATCACAGACTACGCAAAACTATCCTATTCCTTCTTCTCCATCCTCTCCTAGCCCTTACCTACCCGCGCCCAAAGGGCTACCAAATCCAAGCTCTCCAACTAACTTACCCTCCAGCAATGGTATAACAGGACTGTATAATCCTTTTACTAATGGAATACAAGCGCAAGAAGTAGGGACAGTATTACAAAATCAAAGTACTGCAGCTTCTCCAAACGCTCCCGGCGCTGTCCCCGGAACCCCCTCTAGTCCTAGCTCTCCGGGCGTAGCCCCATCATCTCCAAGCAGTCCAAGCTCTCCGAGCGGCTCTGGAGGATTTTTGACAAGTTTAATTCATAATAAATTCTTTCTAATAGGAATAATTGTAATAATCTTAATTATAATTGGAATAATCATCATGAGGTGAGGTGAAAAAAATGAGTTTAGGTTCAGAATTTGGAGATGTATTAGATGGTTTAAGGAGATATATATCAGATGGTTTAGCAGAATTAGAAGCTATAGGAAGAGGTGGAGGAGATGTAGCAGCAGCTAGAGCAGCAGAGTTAGCAGATCAGGGAAGAGCAGCAAGACCACTAGACCTAGCTGATTTCTTACGAAGAATAAGGGGAAGAAGAGCCATAGCGGAAGAGCTGGCAGCTCTGAGAGGGACAACAGTTGAAGATGAGCTAAGGGCACTAAGAAATGCGGAGTTAGCTGATGAAGAGAGGGCATTAAGACTAAGAGGGGGAAGATTTAGTGGTTTGAAGAAGGCATTATTGGCAGGGCTAGGAATCGGAGGTGCCGCATTAGGAGGATTAGCATTATACAATTATTTAAGTGGAAGACAAAGCTCTACTCCAAGTCCAAGCTCTCCCTACAATTTATCACCCTCCAGTCCATATAATCTCCCTCCAAACAACCTACCTAGTAGCCCCTATAATCTCCCTCCAAACCCCTACAACTTACCTTCGTCTCCCGGATCTCCAAGCGCTCCCGGGGTTCCGGGGACAGCGCCGGGCATCGTACCAAGTAGTCCATCATCTCCAAGCAGTCCATCAAGCCCAAGCTCTCCGAGCGGGAGCCTGGAAGCCGATCTGAATAAGAAAATATTTGGAGTACCGGTGTGGGTCTGGATAGTCATAGCGCTAGTCATCATAGCTTTAGTATTATACTACTACTATCATAAGAAGAAACATAAGAGGTGAGACAATGGCATTAGGAGATATAATAGGAGACACTGCTGATGAACTAAGAGGTTATTTAAGTGATCTTTATAGTGGGCTGAGACGGGTAGCAGGAGATATAGGTACAGCGGTTGGAAGAATATATAGAACTACGCCGGGCAAAATTTTAGCATTAGGAGCAGCAGCAGGGTTAGGCGCTGGACTGTTAGGTGCAGGAATTGGCGCCGGAATACATGGCTTCGAGGTGGGAGAATATGGAGGGAACCCGATAAATCCAATTGAGTACTTTTCCTACGTGCCATATTCTCCATATGCCCCACCGAATGAAAGAGAGCCTCCTCAGCAGTTCATAGCAACGACTTCGTTAGGCGCTTTCTTCAATCCGCTCGTAATTACAATTATCGTAATCTTGATCATAGTGATAATATTCCTAATAGCTACTAGAAAATGAAATGAGGTGATTACATGGACATTGAAGAGATTCAGTACGAATTAGGACAAGAGCAAGAAACGCCAAGCCAAACTAGAACAGTAGTAGTAGCTCAACAGAATCCAAAACTCTTTGGTATCTCAGTTTGGTTATGGATTATCATCATATTAGTACTAATTCTGTTAGTTTTGATAATAAAATGAGGTGAGAGGATGACTAAGAAGAGGTGGATACAGAAAGCGATAAAGCATTACGGTGCGCTAAAAAAATGGTTGAAAAAAGAGCATCCTGAACTGTTAAAAACAAACGGAGAAATTGCGTTTACAAAGTTACGGGAATGGTATGAGAAACACAAAGATGAGCTTACAGATCATCGTAAACGTCAAATCAACTTAGCATTCACGTTACACAGAATAGCGATGAGGAGGCGTAGGGAATGAGTAGGTTTTGGGAAACAGTATTAGCGATATTAATAGCTAGCACGATAGCTGCACTAATCGATTTGTTTATATTAGAAAGAGTTAGGAGGCGGTTATATTGTTCTTAGACCCTGACTTAAACACTGTCCTTATCACAGTCATAACCGGGATTATTCTTTACGAGTATCACATAATAAGGAGATATGAAGAGAAATTGAATAAACTAGAGGAGAGAACGAGATGGATGGAATACATAATAAAAGAGAAAGAATTAAAGAAATGATAAGGCAATGGCTCAACATTGCTTTTTTCCCTTTTGCTGCAGGCGATTTGGTCTTTGACATCGCGAAATATATTGGAGATAAAATTAGACGTAAGAGTGCAAGATAATACAATTATTTTTTATATTTCTTCTAATTATTGCAAATTAATAATAGCAGAAGATAACGATACTATTTATATTCTCGATTCTGAAATGAACACTTTGAACGAATTGAATGCAGAAGATTTAGAAAAACTAACTCTTTCTGATTTCGCTTTTAACAGTTGTTTATATTCTCTTTACAAAGAATTTCTCAAACTCTTAGTTAGAGTCTAAGATAGAAACATTTTTAAACTCTGAGATAGAGTATATTTTTGAGGGAAAAAATATGCCCGGGAGTTTGGATTTAAGGCAAATACCCAAATGGCAAAAAGAGTTAGTTGAAAATGCTCTTAAAATGAATGAGGCAAACAAAACGGGAAAGAGAGGAAGACCTAGCTTCTTCAAATTCGAGGAAGGTTACATGACACTTTATATGATGAAATACGTATGGGGTATGAGCGTAAGTAAGATACATGAATACATTAATGAGAATGCTAAAGAATTAGGATTTAGTAAGGAGGAGGAATACGTATCAAGAGACAGCATAGAGAGAAGATTTGAAGAGCTTGAGAAGAACATAGATTCGATAAGGGAAAAATGGGAGCAGATTGCAAAGCAGCATGAAGAAGATGAGACAAGAGCGAGATTAGTTATTAACAGGAGCGTATGGAACGAATTGTATGAATATATGAAAGCAGTGAAGGAAGGCAAAGAGAAGTTTGACACTGAGAAGGTTGAGAAGTTAATCGAAAGGATTAGCGAGTTTAATGGAATTAAAAGGATTTTCAGAAGGTGGATCAGAACAGTGATAGGAGCAGCAGGGAAGGGAGAGTCAATAAGCACGGGTCAGTTACAGGCGAGGATGAAGAATTGGGAGTCTATTTACGAATTTATGCTAAAGCAAAGAAAGAAGGCAAACCCAGAGCAATGGAGTAAAGAAGATTTTGACGCGCTTATTCTTTATGTGAAGACAGTTTTACAATACGACGAAAGTACTTATAGACATTTTGCTACTCATATCAAAGATTTTCCGATAAACCAAGATTTGATAAACGAATTAAAGGGATTTCATGCAGGGAAGAAGCATCCAGGTAGGAAGAAAGTCAATTTGCATTATCTATATCCTGAAGAGTACGTTAGGATTGATGAGTTTTGCAGTAAATTTGAGGGAGAGAAGAGGGATAGGTGTGAGAGGTTCAAATTAACGTTAGAACTACACTTGACTACGATGGCTAGAGAAGGTCATAAAAAGGATATTGAAAAGTTCGGTGTAGATAGCAGTCTTTTCGGTCTGAAATGGCAAAATGTTGATATAACAAAAAGGACTATTGACGTATACGAGAGTAAAACGAAAAAGATGTGGTACGGCATAAACTTAGATTTACTATTTCCAGATCTATTAGAGAATTTACTAGCGCTGAGAAAAGATGGGGACGTTTACATAGTTAAGGACTCTCTGGGCTTGACATACGAGAGTTACAAATCATGGCTAAAACAATTTAGTAAATTCTTAGGGAAAGTGGATGAGAGAGGAAGAGGAACATTGACTCCTCATGACGTCAGGAGATCTGCAGCTTATTGGAGGCTCAATTATCTCGGGTTGCCTCTTGAGTCCATTTCAGGTTTCGCCGGAGGGGAGCGATATTATAGCCCCTTCGGGGTTGCGTGGGAGGATCCGAATACTCTCATTTCCTACTACGCATCACTCGAAATGAGGCTACAAAAGCTCTTAGTTCAATTCAAGTCATTAGCCCAAGAGCTAGTCAAAGACCCCCAGAAAGTAAAAGAAAAAGCCTTAAACGCTCTAAGTTAGAGTTTTTCTCTTCAAAAATTTTTATACTTCTATTTTCTATTTATACGCATGACAGATTGGTTAGCGATACTTGGGATGGCGCTTTTTCCTATCGCCTATCTGATTTTGAAAGAAAGGGAAGATAAGAAGAAGAGGAGGAGAAGGTAATATCTATTATAGAAATCTTTTTTAGACTCTAAGACAAAGTATTTTTTTGATGTTAGCACAAATAGCGCTAGAGGGATTTTTAGCAGCGATAGGCGCAATCTCAGGAGTTTTTATTATTGCTGAGGCAGCACAACTCTATAATGAGAAGATAAGAAATCAGGCATTCCAAAGTGCAGTTGACACAATGGCGAAATCAACTGTGGTAGCTGTTGAGAGCATTAAAGACACAACTGTGACCGGTATAAACGCTCTCGTAAATATGGACACTCTCAGAGATGTAAACGATTTGGCAAAGTCGAAATCTAATCAGCCAGCTCAAAAGTAATACTTTTTTTTATTCATTATTAAGTAATATCTTCTTTTTTGGTATTTTCTTTTTATATACTCTTTCTTCAACTCTAAGTTAGAGATAACATGAAAATAAAAATACTTAAAACAAATGAGGGATACGAGATAGAAGTGCCAGATGAGGAACTTCTAAGTTTGCTCAATAAATTCTTAGAAAGTATAAATAAGTATAATGAAGAGGAAGCGAAAAAAATGGGAGAAAAAGTGCAAGATATTTTATCACAAATTCTAGGTGGTGGGGATAGTTGACAACGAGAATAGTGACGTTCAAGATAGAAGAAGACTTATTGGAACTATTAGACAGATATGCAATAAGATATAAATTAAATAGATCAGAGGCAATTAGGAAAGCAATAGAAACCCTAGTGAAGGGGGAGTTAGAGAAAGAAATTGCACCGGTAGCAAAAGTAGAAAAAATGAAACTCAGGTGAGTAGAATGAGAACTCTTTTTTTTATTCCTTCGATGGGAAACGTAAGGCTTCCCCTTCTTAATTTTCTTATTAAGAATGATATAGAATACGTAATTCTAAGTAGGAGAAATCACGTAGCTGTTCAAAGAGAGATAGCGCTAGACATGTTTTTGCAGATGAAAGACTATAATGTGTTAGCATTTTTAGATGAGGACGTAGTACCGATAGAGATAGATTTTCAAAAAGTAGGGGCTAAATTTGAAGAAGGCTATGATGCAGTTTGTGGATTTTATTATTTAAAGACGCTTAGAGGCTACTCTGTTTATAGGAAGGATTGGGAGAAGGAAATATTTGATGGGGAGGTAAACGGATGTGCTCTAGGTTTCACATTTATAAAGAGGGAATTTCTCGAGAAGATAAAGAGACCTGCATTTTTAGCATTTAAGCCGGTAGAATCTCCACATTGGATAGGCGAAGATGTCTACTTCTTCAGCACACATAAACCGCGTACTTATGCTCTTTCTTCACTTAAAGCATATCATTTTATAGATGAAAGATTAGCGTTAAGTCCGGAGAAGAAGCTTATACTCCAAAACGATCATGTAGTTAGACTAAAGTAATACGCATGATTTTTTTTAAACTCTTTCTTCGAGTCTAATATTGATGGGAGAAGTTTTTAGAGAAGTGAAAGAGAAGTTTGAGAGATACAAGTTTGACGTGATATATGTAGATAGAGAATATCCATTGAATGCTAATACTCCACAAGCTTTTTTTGAATTGGGAGAAAGAAATGCTTTTTCGGGATTACTAATAAACGAAGGACAAGCAGTGATAGATGTATTGCTGATGAAAAAATCTCATCAAGGTGTAACGCCAATTCCGGGCGAAGGAACGGGAATAAAGCTATCTTCAGGACAGATTTTAAAGTTCTACAACGTACCGCTTGCTGAGATAATAACAAGCTATGACCCTAATAATACTTCAGGAGTAAGTAGCAATGTAAAGCTGAAAGGGACAATACATCCGCTCTTTGAAATACCGTCACAGATATCAATAGAAAACTTTCAGCCTAATGAAAACTATTTAATATATTCTGGTTTTGGAACGTCACTACCACAGACATACGTAGTACCAGCGAATGGCTATTTAGTCATTGACATAACAAATCCAAACTCAGGGAATATTGGACAGGTAACACTAAGTTTTGGTACAACAACAATGACTTTTAACCTACAAACTGGAACAAATAAAATTCCGGTTATCGCGGGAACACAAATAACGTATTTAAGCTTAACAAGTGCCTCAGCGATATTAATTTATGAAGAGGTGATAGAATGAGTCCTACTATAGGTTATTTTATAATAGTGCAAGATTTTCCGGCTAACAAAAAAATTAAATATTATTATAAGCTATCGGAAAAGGAAGATTTAGATGACTTCACAAATAGTATATTTCAGGGTAGCTATAAATTACAACAAATATCGTACTTAATTTCTGAGGCAAGCGCGGCAAAAGTCGTAACAGTTCCGGTGACCTCAAGCCCATCATCTATTATAATGGATGACGAAATTGAGGAAGGTCTATATTTAATTCGTATCAAAGTATATAATACAAATTCAGGCTCTGTGACAATAAAACCTTACTTTAATTCTAACAGGGCATTCACATATTCTATTCCGGCTAAGGCTGAGTTCGAGATTTATGATATATTTACAAAAGAACATGGAAATGTCTACAACATTCAGCTTCCTTCGGGATTAGCATTAATCGAATTTTCTCTAACGAGAATTTTTGAAGAAGGAAACAGAATAAATATTCCACAAATTCTTAATACACATGGAAGTGGGAGTATAAGCGTCAGATTGAAGAAGGGAACTTACGCAATAAAAATTCCTTACAATTATAACAACACTTCTTCATCTAGTTACACGAATTTCGAATTCGGGACTGTAGCGACTTCGTTAGGAGCTAGCGTTCCATTAATAGTACCTTCAATAGGAGCTAGTAGTAGCGGTTCAGGAACTTGGATAATCTACTTCAAGATTACTGGTGACTACGAAGATGTAAAGATTAGTGTGACGTATGGAATTGGATTAGGTATCAGTTTCACGTTTGGACTAGAAATAGAAGAAATAAATGAGTTTATACAAAGCACTAATTTCTTAAGTCAAAGTATCACGCTGAGCGGTTCTCAAGTAACTCAAAGCATACTAAACGTTCAGGGTTCTGGATCGCATTTACGGCTAAAATATGCAAGCGTGAGCGGGCTAAGTAGTTCAGTGTCTCAGTGTCAGCTCCAAGTGGCGAATCTAAATAGAAGCACAACATATACGACAGTTTGGGATTTCTTAGCGGGTGGAAGCAGTACACCGCCTAGCTGGAATATAGACCAAATTAATGCTGTTCAATTGGTGGCAAACGGTGGTTCATCAACAACAAGTGTAACAATAACATTATTATTAGTATATGAGATAGTGGCGGGAGAGTTAAGCTAATTTTTATTTTATCCCCCCGTACCCCCCCGGCGGGGAATCTTTTTTCTTATATCTTTCTTTAATTAGTAAATTGATTATTGCGGATTTAAAAATTACTAAGTTCTTTTGGTTTTAGGATTTTTACCTAAAAGTATCATGCCTAGGTGAATTCGGAATACGTTATTTTACGTTATTTTTGCCCTAAATTTTTAGGGCAAAAAGGGGGGCAAAAATCGGGATTCGAGTCTTTTTTAGACCATGGAGAGTTTCCAAAATTTCAACCTTCCACGAAATCTTTCAATTATTGTTGGATTGCGGTGAAAACGCTGAAATATATTCAACATGGGGGTATAACAGCCAGTGGAAACCAACTTTCTAGTATTGGAAACTGGTTTCAACTCATGTTGT